TCTATATATAGGTGTATAGAAGGGGGGGTTTATTAACAAATGTGTAAAAATAAAAAATAGAAACTTGGATAATTATATTTAAATTTGTTAAGTTTAAACTTATTAAGTATATTGTAATATAAACCAAACAACAATGATACACGTATGCAACATACACTGCCACGTATTAGACATAGAAAAGGCAGAACTCATGGGTCTAGAGGACAGAGGACAATGGATGTCTTTTGCATTTCACATGGACGTAGTGGTGGCTTGTAAGCTTACATCGCTAGAGGAGGATTCTTTAGTTTATAATTGCACCACGATTTTTACAGAGCACGGGGATACATATATTATAGACACTCCATATAAGACATTTCAGAAAATGTTTGTTCAGCACCATTCTGAAATCACTCCTACAGAAGGGGAGAATACAAATGAAGGAGATTTAGATTTTTAACCATATAAATAAAACCAACATGTCAGAAGAAAAGTTAGTACAAGAGGAAGCAAAAGTTCCTACAAAAGATGAGCTAATTGCTTTTATTAAAGAGCAAGTTGAGGTGAAGGCTGCACAGCTAGAACTTCAAGATCTTAACACAAGATTAGCTGTTGCTAGAGCAGAAGAGTTAAAAGCTCTATCATTTATTGCTCAAATTACACAACAAGGCGGGGCAAAACCAGAAGGCACTCCTCACACAATCACCCAAGAAGATATGGATAACAACCCAGAGCTTGCTGAAGAGGGATTGAGTGTAGGGGATGAAGTGATTATTCCCAGTGTCCCACCTGTAGAAAAGCAAAGATCTTTAAAGAAAGACAAATAGTTATTCTATGAATGTAGTCTATAAGCTAAAGGATTATTCAGTGACGTTTCCTTTTGAACGTGAACATCCAAAAGAGCTTAGATGGGATAATAGATACAAATTGTATATGCTGACAGAACATGAGACATGTCAAGGCATGTGGTTCTATGAGAAGTCAGTGTTATTTGGAGAGATTATTACATCATGGCAAAGTGCCAATGTACTACATATAGATAGCTTTACGGTGTTACCAAGCCATAGAGGGAAGGGATTAGGATATGAAATGATTTCTTCCCTTATGGATTGGGCTAAAGAAATGGATCACGAGTATATTACAGGAGAAGCTCGTCAAGGAGCTAGCTGGCATATATTTGAAAATCTAGGAGCAGAGCCGGTTCTTTTACATAAGGATTGGAACAAGACAAAAGAAAATTACATGAGTTTTAAAATCACATTATAATGGCACTAGTTAATCAGGTGGATAAAAGAGTGAGAATGACCACTTGGCAAATTGTCAAATATCAAATACTCACACATTGCTACCTCTTTGATATACAGGTGAGTGAAGCAGATCTAAACTGCCTGACACTACTTGCTATAGAAGGAGAGCAAGAACTTACACATTTTTGTAATAAAGCATACGACAAGAAGATATTCTCTAGTACACAGTCTGTACGTAACTGTTTGACAAAAGCAGAAAAGAAAGGACTTATTAAGAAAGAAGGAAAGAATAAGAAAAAGATCTTTATCAATCCTGATCTTAAACTACACTCACATGGGAATATACTATTAGATTATAAATTTTTAAGCGTTGAAGCCTAAGAAGTCTAAAGAGATTATTCCTGTTGTAGCCAAAGAGCTTGGTATATCAGAGCAAATGGTATCTGATGTAACATCGTTCTATTGGCAAGAAATAAGAAAGAGTTTGTCTAGTCTTAAGCACAGTAGAATACATGTTACTAATCTTGGAGACTTTACAATCAAGCATTGGAAACTAGATGATAAAATAGATAAGCTAGAAAAGTTTAAAGAAAACTTTAGACAAAAAGGCTTACAAGAAATTGTCACTAGATTTAGAACAGATGAAACACTCTTTGACCTAAAAGCTATTAAGGTGCTTATGGATGAAGAGAAGCAAAGAAAAGATTTTATAAAACTTCATAAAACCAAAAGCAATGAGTCTAAGAGAGAACATAATAAAGATATGGAAGAACAAGGGCCAGATTCTGGAGGGAGTAGCTAATTCCATCTTTAAGAAAGAGGATGTAGAGGAGATTGCCCAAGAAAGAATGAACATCTGTCAAGGATGTACACTATATGACTTTGTTGGTACTGGTTGCTTAGCACCAGGAACACAGCCTTGCTGTAATCAAGATAAAGGAGGTTGTGGATGTTCACTGGGATTTAAAACCAGAAGTCTTTCTTCAGATTGCCCCATGGGTAAATGGAAAGCAGTGGTGACACAGGAAGAAGAAGACATGATTAACGAAAAGTTAGGAATATAAACAATAAACATATGAGCATTTTGAGATTCACCCCACAAGACCACAGTTACACAAGTATTACTCAAGAAGATAATACAAAATGGATATCAGTTACATCTTTTATTAGTAACTTTAAACAACCATTTGATGCAGATAAAATAGCTGAGAAATCATCTAAATCTAAGAAATCAAAATGGTACGGCATGACGCCAGAAGAAATTAAACAAGCGTGGTCTAATGAAGCATTACGTGCAACAACATTAGGTACATGGTATCACAATTGCAGAGAGTCAGATATATGTTCACTAGAAACAATAGAAAGGCATGGTAACACTGTGCCTATTTTTAAACCGATTGAGATTGATGGTACTAAATTTTCTCCAAACCAGAAGCTCACAGATGGTGTATATCCTGAGCACATGGTTTACTTAAAATCTGCAGGACTTTGTGGTCAATCTGACTTAGTAGAAGTGATTAACGGTGTAGTACATATTACAGATTACAAGACTAACAAAGAAATTAAGATAGAGGGCTACACCAACTGGGAGGGAATTACAACAAAGATGAACTCTCCTGTAGCTCATTTAGATGATTGTAATGTAAATCACTATGCTTTACAACTTAGCTTGTATATGTACATTATTCTTAAGCACAATCCAAGACTTAAGCCAGGTGTTCTTACAATTCATCACATTCAGTTTGAAGAAGTGGGTAAAGATAAGTTTGGTAATCCTATTACTGCTCTTGATACAAATGGTGATCCTATAGTTAAGGATATTGTTCAATATGATCTTCCGTATTTAAAATCAGAAGTGATTAGTTTGCTACATTGGTTAGAAGATAATAAAGATAATTTAAAGGCAAAACACTAATGGTATTAAATCACAATATAGATGTTATGAAGTGTTTAGTGAGAGTGTCTCATTTTACACACAATCCAGAAGATGATGATAAGTATCACAATGCTTATATATTTGGTATTCAATCAATAGCTGGAAAGATTCTTACGTTTCACATTATGACCGATTATGGTATGATGAGAAGTAGAGTGCCACTTAGTGAGATATTTCTAAAAGAACCAACTAATGATATTCCATTTCATTTTAAACAACTATGGGATTGTTTTAGTGAGAATGTATCCGTAATTAGTTATGACTATCTATGTGAAAGAAGATGTCAAGTGATTCTAAAGGACGGAACTAAAGTTTGGGCTAGTTATATCTTCACTGTAGATTGGTATAGTAATGCTTACTCTGATGAACCTAGTGATTACAAATGTGGTCATATTTTAGTATCAGATGATGGTTATCTTTTATGTCAACCAAACAATAGAATATTCTGGAAAGATTCTAATTGGATCACAAAACCTTTTCCATTTGATCTAAAACAAATAAAGGTGGATGAAGTGCTTCCTTCTGTAGAAACTATTTCTGATAGATGGGTAAGTGAAGATAGTGATTCCTATTATTACGATATAAATAAAGAAGACTAATGTTATTAGTAGAAACATACTTATCAGAATCCCCAGGAAAAGGCTTAGGTTTATTTGCTAAACACTTTATTCCAAAGGATACAGTGATATGGCAGTTTGTTGAAGGCTTTGACATAAGAGTACATCAAGAAAAATATGAAACACTAACAGATGTACAAAAGAACTTTGTAGATACATATTTCTGGAAAGAGGGTGATTACTTATATTCTTCTTGTGACTACTCAAACTTTCAAAATCATAGTGATAATCCAAATTCTATTGGTTTAGATGAAGATAAAATGGTAGCTTCAAGAGATATTTATCCAAATGAAGAAATACTAGTGTGCTATGAAAGCTTTGATGATGATTTTGAACTATACAAAAACAAATTAAAATGATAAGACTATTTGATATATCTAATGGTAAAGTGATTCCTAGTGAACACTGTTACACATTAAAGTTTTTAAAAGACATTATGGATGAGTATGGTGATGAATCTGTAAAGGTGTACACGTATTTGTTTTACATGACTTGTCCTAATCCAGATATGAATCCTTTCTTTGATGTACCAGAAACGGACAAGGAAGAAATTATTATTGCTGAGGTGGATGGAGATTTTTCTACAGAAGATGATCTTATAGTGAATGGACTACGTATGTGTAAAAAAATGTATGAGACTCCTACATATAGAGCATACCAGGGTATAAAGATTGCACTAGATAATATGGCCGGCTTTATGGCTACAGAAAAGGTGACATCTGGTAGAGATGGATCTGCTACAGCTATTCTTAGAATTGCAGAAAGATTTGACTCTGTTAGACAAAGCTTTAAAGGTGTGTATAGAGATTTAATGGAAGAACAACAATCACAAGTTAGAGGAGGACAGAACCTAGCTTATGATCAATAGGGTGAGTTGGTAGAGAGGTTATACGACAGTCTGCAAAACTGTTGACACAAGTTCGAATCTTGTACTCACCTCTGTACTATTGTAGAGTGACGAAATATGGCTGTCTCAGTTATGGCCACGGCAAACGTACCCACCTGTCTCGTGGGCGGTGATATAGAAATAGATTGATAATATGGGGTAGACCACCAGCTTGCAAGCGTTGTGTTATCAATTGAATCTCACCTTGGTGGTTCGAGTCCACCCTCTACAGCAATATTAGGTTGACTGGAATAGCGTACTTTTAACTGTAGAAAGGGCCGTACGTGATCGGTTAGAAATGCCAGTCGTAAAAGCAGATGTCCACGCACCCATCTTCTGCTTTCCTAAAACTTTTAAATAATAAAACTATGAAACAGGAAGTTTACACAGACTATGAAAACATCAAAGAGTTTGCAGCTGTATCAGATGTAAAAGATGAATTTATGCATGATTGGACATTTCATTTTAATCCTTATACAGGATTATGGAATGCTATTCCAAGAAATTTATACAATGCTTATTGGAGTAATTATGATATAAAAGGAATACTACGTAGTAAAGACATTAACACACTTTTGTATTTATTACATAGAGGAAAAGGTGATATTGATGCCGTTTATAAACTAACTGACAGTGAAAACAAGTAATGTATAAAGAAATACCTACATACGAAAATGGTACATGGGATGTAACCACCTTCTATACAAGAGAAGAGTTTAGAGACTTCTTATTGTCTATTTTTAAAGAGCCGGGTAAATACAACTTTAATGAGACTAGTAAAATCTTTAATGAAGAAGGACGTAAGTTTCAGAAACAAGGATTTTATTGTGCAGCTCCAATAAAGACCAAAGATTTTATTGCATACTGGGACGATCAAAAAAGAAAATGTCGTAACGGTGTTATTATAAAAGATGGTGATGAGAAGTGGTTCATAAGTAGAGACTATTATATGTGGTTAAACTTCTTACCTATTTATGATAAAGAAGAAAAGAGGTTTGACTTTGCTAAGGTGAGAGATGCACAATATCACATGGCTCTATATGAACATTTAGCTGAGTTGCATTGGAACCACGCTATTATTCTAAAGAAGCGTCAGATAGCATCCTCATATTTTCATATGGCTAAACTAATCAACCAGTATTGGTTTGAAGAAGGAGCTGTATTAAAGATTGGTGCTTCTCTAAAGGATTATATTAACGAGAAAGGATCATGGAAGTTTCTTAATGAATACAAGAACTTCTTAAATGAGCACACTGCTTGGTATAGACCAGCAGAGCCAGATAAGGTGGGGGCATGGCAGCAACAGATTAAAGTGAGAATTGGTGGTCGTGATACTTATAAAGGTTTGAAATCTACGATTAACCTGTATTCTTTTGAAAAAGATCCCACACATGGTGTCGGTGGTCCTGTAACTTACTTTTTTCATGAGGAAGCTGGTATTGCCCCCAAGATGGATGATACATATGGTTTTATGAAACCAGCATTGAAGTCTGGTCATATGATTACTGGTCAATTTATTGCAGCAGGATCTGTCGGTGATTTGGATCAGTGTGAACCAATGAAGGAGTATATAATGCATCCAGAAGAGAATGGCTTCTATGGGGTAGAATCTAACCTTGTAGACAAGGATGGAACAATTGGTATCACAGGTCTATTTATTCCAGAACAGTGGTCTATGCCCCCTTATATTGACCAATATGGTAACTCTAAGGTGGAGGAAGCTTTAGAAGCTTTAGAGAAAGAATTTGATAAGATGAAAAAGGATTTAGATCCGGCAGCTTATCAGTTGACAGTCTCACAGCAACCAAGATGTATTGAAGAAGCTTTTGCTACACGTAAGGTGAGTGTATTTCCTCCACACTTGGTAGCTAAACAAATGCAACGTATTCAGGATAAAGAATATTCTGTAGAATATCTTGAGCTTTCTAGGAATGCTGAAGGAAAGATTATAGATAAGCCATCTAGAAAAACACCTATCATGGATTTTCCTATATCTAAAAAGACAGAAGACAAGGAAGGTGTGATTTGTATTTACGAAAGACCACACAAAGATCCTAGTTTTGGGATGTACTATGCTTCTGTGGACCCTGTTGGAGAAGGAAAGACTACTACATCTGAATCACTATGTTCTATATACGTATATAAGAATCCAGTGGAAGTAATTAAGGATGACGGAAATGGGATGGTTAAAAATGAGATAGAACGTGACATGATTGTAGCATCATGGTGTGGACGTTTTGATGATCTGAATAAAACACATGAGCGTCTTGAGCTTTTAATAGAATGGTATAATGCCTGGACTATTGTAGAGAATAACGTAGCTTTGTTTATTCAATACATGATATCCAAGAAGAAGCAACGTTACTTAGTACCAAAAGACATGATTTTGTTTTTAAAAGACATTGGTGCTAATAGAAACGTGTTTCAGGAATATGGGTGGAAAAACGTAGGCACATTATTCAAAGGAAATGTACTATCTTACGGTATTGAATTTTTAAAAGAAGAACTAGATCACGAGACAAAAGAAAATGGTGATATTGTCAAAACTGTTTATGGTGTAGAACGTATCCCAGATATTATGTTACTTAAAGAGATGCAAGCTTACAGAGATGGACTAAACGTTGACCGATTAGTAGCATTTTGTGCCCTTATAGCGTTTGCAAAGGTACAACAGAGTAACAGAGGATTGTCTAAACGTGTAGAAGTTACAAAAGAAAACTTGGATAACTCCCAGAAATTTAGTAAATTAAATTGGAGCCCCTTTAGACATATTGGTGGTTCTAAAGGTGGTGGAGGTATGTCAAGAGCCCCTCGTAATCCCTTTAAAAACATGAAATAATATGGAAAACAAAGAGCTCCACACAGAAAAAGTAAAGATCTTATCTAGATTGGTTAAAGAAAGCTCTCTAACATTTGAAGAAGCCCTGCTTCTTTTAAAGGAAGAAGAGAAAGAAGAACAGC